ATCTTCAGTCAATGCAAATTCAATCGCTCTCTCAACATCATCTTCAGAGTAACCTTCTTCAATCATTTCTTCATAAATGCTCTCAATGAGAACATCCATCTCATCAACTTCAATCATTTCAATCAGTGTGCCACCGATTTCTTCAACTGCTTCACCAAGTTTTGGATTGATTTTAATCTTATTGTTAACTTTCTTTTCCTTAACTTCCTTCTGGTCCTCAATATCATCCATAATCTCAACGAGGTCTTGTCTCCATGAGACATGTTCTTTCATACTCTTCTTAGAGTCTTTCTTCTTCTCTACGTCGGAACACTTGACTCCTTTTTCTTCACAATGACCTTCCTTGATACCTTTCTTCTTCTTGATCGCCTTACCGATTGCCTTTCTTCTGTTATGAAGATACTTATCAGTCTTATCGGTATCTCCGTCGTTATCAATATCAGCATCTTCTTGACCCACTGAGTCAAGATCTTCACTCATTTTTTCTCTCTTTGCTCTTGCTTTTGCAAGCAGTCTTTCTCTAGCAGAATCAGCATCCTTCTTAGGGACACGATAACCATCACGGTCAGTCTTAAGTTTCTCTTCAGGTGCTTCTACACCTTTTTTATATTCAGGATGATCGTCCACCTTCATCCCACGCTTTTTCTCAAGACGTGCTTTACGCTCATCAGTTCCCTTTTCTGAGTCCTTATCGCGAATTCCTTCGTCGATTTCATTAACTTCAGGAGTTTTAGCAATACTCTCAAGATATACCTTTGAAATATCGTTTAGAGGATTCTTAGAGATACCGAGTCCATTAGTTATCATGGTATTTTACTTAGACTTTTTCTTATACTTATTTATGAAATTCTGGATGGTAGTAGTATGAGTCAATCTCATTGCATATTTTCTAAGAGAATCTGTTCCAACTTCTCTCTGACTTGCAGGAACACCAGATTCATCAGTATAAGCAGACTCGGTTACATCTTTAATCCAAGACTTAAACATCAAACTCTCTTGAGTCAAACAAATAAGATGATTTGTTCCTCTACGGATAACTTCACCAATAAGACCGGTGTTAAGGTTCTCTATGATATCACCAATAGAGTAAATTCTATCTGCCACATAGTTTTCACGCAGGTTCTTCATATCAAGTTTAGGAGCAATCTGCCACAACTCTTCTACTTCTTTCTTCTTAGAAGTTCCCATTTTCTTCTTGATGAGAGCATATAATGCCTTTGCATCTTTATCTTCAAGTGTATTTGGAATTCCAGAACGGAAAGTTTCAAAGTCATCTTCAGTTGCTGCCTTCCTCAGTTTGGAAGCAGACATTCCTTCTACACCTTCAGCATCTGCATCTCTTTCTCCGGCAGATACTATGTTAATATTTTCAAAGTCATACAGTTCGCCGTTATACTTATTGGCAAGGTTCTTAAACTCACCAAGTCTATCTGCACCAACAACAATAGTAACTTCAGTATATCCATCATCATATGCTCCCTGAAGAACATTGAAAATAGTTTTCATATTATCATCATTGATGATATTGTCCTCATACTTAGAGAACATCTTTTTCATATATTCAACCTTAGAATCAGGATCCAAGGGATTCTTTTTAGCATCCTGAGACCTTGAAGGATATACCTTAAAGTCAGACCCAGCAGATATTCCGTATGCAGTGTCAAGCAATTTCTTATGACCTGTTGTTGGTGGATTGAAACGACCAAATACAACAGTTACTGCGTTACTTTGACTCTCTTCACTTTCACCTGCTTCAGGTGCTATAGGTGCCGCTGTCCTCTGAGGAGTTGTTGCTGCTTTTGCTTTCTTTTCAGAATCCTCTGGTTGATCCTTACCAGGTTTCTGACCTTTATTATAAAACTTTAATTCACCACCTTCAGTTTTTGCAACAAATTCTCCAGACGCATTATACCAACCACCATGTCCATCCGTCTTAAGACCCATTTTCTTGGCTCTTTCGGATGCAACAGATGCTTTTGCTTCAGTAAAGAATTTTAGAAAGTTCTTCATTTATATCGTAAGTCCTTATACTTTATTTATCACTCTAGTTTTATGTAAGGTGCAGAATACGTTGCCTGAGAACTTGCATAGAGATAAAAATCTTGAACAACTTGATTTCTGATTTGAGCAGGTGCGTTTGAAATTGTAGTGAGCAATATCAGTACAAGATACTTTGAATACCTATACTTATCACTTCTTTGTTTTATCATCTCAACAGTTTGATCTACTTGATTTGGTTTTACAATTCCATAAGTTACCATCATTTGTGCAATATTTTTTGCATGTTGATCAGTATTATTTCTAGCAAGTTGAGCAGACACCAATGAAGTCGGCAACTTTGAAAGACCGTGCCTATTTAAAATAAAGTTAATAGGACCTAACGATATCTTACCCTGGTTTGCAGATGCACCTTTGATTTCCCCCTGCCATCCTGTGAGAGATACTTCGCCACCAAAACTTCTAAACTGAATTTTCTCTGTAGTTTGAGGTCCCCATTGAATATATCCATCCATGGCATCAAGATTTGTACTGGTTCCTCTGTAAGAAGCAGTCATCAATTTCTTATCGGTAGGAAAGTTCTTCTTACTTATTCTACCAGTTCCAGTTATCTTCTTAAGAGAAACACCAATCAGTTGATTAGATTGAATAAACTCAAACATTTTTTCATTGAGTCCTTTCAATGTTTTTTCTGCCTGAAGCGCACCAACATTAAACCCGCCGCCCACCATATAGATGTCGGCAGGACTCCATTTGTTTAAATTTCCAAATGCACCTTCTTGCCTATTGATAGCAGTAAATGTCTTTTCAACTACATCAACTAACTTTGAACCTCTATGAAAAGTAAACCTTCCTTTCCCTTTGTACATTCTATACAAGGAATTTGCGCCAGCAATAGAAGAATTAATCCAGTCATCTGGTAAGTTATTTACCATATGATCAAACTTTTCATCAGTGATAGCAGAACCGGATGCTTTAGCAAAGTTTTCTTTAGTTACATCCTTAATAGTCATCTCGCGCCCAAGGACATTAAACACGACAGCAGCATAGAGTGCTTGAGAAGACTCTGCAAGTTTAGTTAGTGCTGCTCCTGCACCCGAACCGCCACCAGCACCTTTCTTGTAAATTAGTTTAATGACTCCTTTCTGCAAAGGAATTTTAGTTACAGGAAATGAAGACTCACTCTTATCAATCTCATTGACATAGTTTATTCTTAACTGTACAAGTCTCTTAGATATTTTATCCTGTATCTCTGCTCTCTGAGAAGATATGACACGTATTTTATCTACTTTCGGTCCTGCTTTTATAACCTTAGTTTGAACTCCTTGCAAAGCAGAGTTTATTGCAAGTAATACCTCAGAGTCAGACATTATAGGTTATACTATTTTAAGTATTTAGAATAGGAAAAAAAAAATTACAGTTTACCTTCAACAATTGCAGATCCAACAACTCTGGTATATTGTTCTAATGTACCATCTTGCTCACACTTAAGATGCCAACGTGTCATAATGATTACATTATCTCTAAGTGCTCCTGAGAGCATTTTACGTCCTTCTTTAGTCATCGAACTAAACAATCCGTATCGTGTTTCCCAAACATAGAAACACTCATCTATAAGTTCGGCACCTTCAGGAACTTTAATCTCTTCGGGTTTAGTCTGATCAGAGTTCATATGCTGCCCACTGACCGTTAGTTTTAATTGCTACAGTTCCAGGTGGTACATTCTCTGGAGATTCTACGATTTGTGCTCCGTCTTCATTAATTTTCTTATTAAATCCAAATGGACCTTCTTTATCGTCTAATACAAGTTTCAGTGCCACACCACCGACTGCTTCCATTACTTTGAGAATATCTTCAGGTTTAGCATCTTCACCAAGTTCTTTGGCAACGTACCAATACTTGGGCCAGAATGTTTCTCCTGCTTTTTGATAGTCTTCAAGTGTGAGTAGTTTCATTTGCCTCCTGTTTCATAGTTTAGTTTATCGTCTTGCTCTTTTAACTTACGATGACGAATTCCCTCATGAAGAGCAGCAATTGCTGCTTTAGTCTCGGAAGTTTCTTCCCACTCCCATTGTTGATCATGCTTGTTTTTAAATGATTTTTTGCTCATTGTCCAAACCTCTTATCCATTTTTAGTTTGACATAATACATTCCTAAGATCCATACAGAGAAGAGGAATCCCTCCCCGTAGGACATAGAGTTCCATGCATGTACTGCACCGTCCATCACAGGTCTCCTTCCTGACGATTTTCAGAGTAGTGAACATCAAACTCACCACCAGGATAACGTGCTTTGAGTTTATCAACATTCATCTCAATGATCTCATCAATGGTAGTATCAAGACCCATACATGCTTGTGCAACATACCACATAATATCTCCAAGTTCACGTTTAAGATGAAACAGATTTTCATCGTTGACGGGTTTACCCTGGAAGATAATCTTCTTAACAATCTCAGTAAACTCACCTGCTTCAGCAGACATTCCTACAGCAGCAGTAAGCAATCGCTCGGTAGGAAACTCTTGACCTTCAAGTTCTTGGATACGATATACGAAAGCTTCGTGATCTTTACTTTGTTCCGAGGTAACGCCATTTACAAATTCAAGATATCGTTGTGTGTCTACAGTCATCAGAAGTTAAGTGTGGAAAATTTGTTTTTAGATTTTTTGGTATCTTCATTATTATACTCCTCTTCCTTACCATTGTCAAGGATATCTTCTTGTGCTGTTTGTTCACAATCATACAAACGCATCTTGGCACGATCAATACCAACTACAAACCTCTTACAAAGGTTTGCATCATTATAACGATTCTTCAATTGCTTCACAAGTATCTGTCCCAAGGATTCGAGTTCTTCAGTCGAAATAAGGGCAAACATAAGATCAGCAGTAGCAGGGAGACCAAAGGACTCACTAGTGTCAGTAAGCTCAACGTCAGAGCTACCATAACCAGAACGAGTGGTCTGCGTGGCAGAAACGATAGGGACGTTTGCTTCGACAGCCAATCCTCTAAGTTCTTCAGCAATTGCTTTAATATATGAATATGAATTGACAGTGCTGTTTCCGCGATACCTTTCGGAAGCACATATATTAAGGTAATCAATGAAAATAATATCAGGTCTAAATGACTTCTTAAGTGCAAGTTCATTAAGGAGTGATTTAAAATGACCACTATGTGCGCTCGCAGTTGGATATTCCTTAATTATAAGAGTACCTTGAGTTTTGTCAGCAAGTTTTATTACCTTACTTTCAAACACACTCTTTGGCAGTTCATCAATATCCTGAATAGGAACATTCAAGAGGTTCGCATCAATTCTTTCAGCAATGCGTTCTTCTGCCATTTCCATTGTAATGTAGAGAACGTTCCTCCCCTGGAGCAAGACGGAGCTAGCCACATGGCACATGAATAAAGATTTCCCGACACCTGTACCAGCAAGCGCGATGTTAAGAGTTTTGTTAGGGAGCCCACCTTTCGTGATTTTGTTAAAGTAGTCGATATCAAACTCAATTTTTTCCTCCTTTCTATGATAGGTTTCGTATCGTGATTCATAGTCTTGTAAGTAATCATGACCAATGTGATTATCAAAACTAACTGATAGTGCATCAGAAAGAATTGATGGGATTGCATCACGATTTTTCTTCTCATCATTGCCATCAGCAATGTGAATTGATTCCATCAGTGCTTGATAGATTGCACGGTCGCGACACCACTTTTCAGTTGTATTAGTCAACCATTCCTTTTCCACAGAAACATCTTCCAAACACTGAATGAGTTGAACAAGTTCCCTGAAAGAGTTCTCATTCACATCATTGCGCTTCTCAACTTCAATGAGAAGTACTTCTTTAGTAGCAAGTTCGTTATATTCTTGAATGAACTTGAAGATTTCTTCAAAAACAATCTTTTGATTTAAGTTTTCAAAATATTCACTTTTAATAAAAGGAATTACCTTTCTTGCATAATCTTCATTAAACAATAGGTTTCTAAGAATTAGAAACTCAACCTTCTCCATAACTAAATTCTCTTTTTGCGATTTCGTCAAGTTGTTGCATCACTTCTTCAGTGAAATAAACCTCAGGTTCTTTAAGGATTGCTTTGGCATAGACTTTCTTACCATCTATCTCATAACGTCCTGCAACGTTCTTCCAAAGTCCTCCAATTTCACCAAGTTCTAACAGACCATAATACTTATCAAGACCACGTTCATCATAAAATAGACGAATGGTGACCTCCTTATTCTCCTTACTTAGACGTGACTTGTGAGTCTTAGCCTTGATAAGATTCCCAACTACTTCTGTTCCATCTTTCTCCTTTTTCTTGCTGAGATAAATGATTGAAGTTGCAGCATATTTAAGTCCACTACCCCCACCCATTTCTTTCATTGGTACATAAGAACCAATGACATCATAGGTATGATTGGTAACAATCATAGGAATGTTTGCTTGTCCTAACTTCAGAGTTAACATTCTGAAGGCACCCTTAATCAGTTGTGATTTTGTCATATCACGAACCAGTTTTTCGTTGAGTGCATCAGTAATCTCTTTCTCAGTCGAAAGCATTCCTAAAGAGTCTAGCACAAACATGCAGGGTTTGCGATCTTCCTCAGGTGTTTTTTGATACATGTCCACTGCTTTGAGTGCCTTGCTACGAAACTCTTCGACAGTAACTACATTTACTACAACAAGACGATTCAGATCGATTCCACGACTTACTAGTAGTGACTTATTAACTGCTGCCTCAGTATCAAAATAAAGGCAATATGCATCGGGATTAGTATCCAAGAAGTTCTTGACCACTGCGAGTGCAAAGAAAGTCTTTCCAGTAGAACTTTCGCCAGCAATTGCAGTGATTTTATTGCCAGATACACCACCACGGATAGACCCAGATACAAGAGCATTAAAGATGAACGAACCAGTGTCAACGTATGTTTCAGTGTCGTCAATGTCTGCTGCCAATTTGGTATAGTCATCACCAATTTCTTTTACAATATCTTTAAGAAAGTCCATTAAGAGAAAAATGAATCAAGATTTACAGTTTTTTCGACACTCCAGCCAATAGAATCAAGAATAATCTTGAGTGGTTCAAGAAATGCTTTGTCAAATTGTAGTTCATAGTCTACATATTTGTCAAACCCAAGTTCCATAGGAAAATCTTGGATAAATGAAATAACATTCTCATGGATGGGGTTTGGTTTTTTCAAATAACAAAATTTAATTTTTTCGCCACTTTGAATAAGTGAATATTTATCCGTAAGTTTTGCCTTCTTTACATAATAATTAAAGAGAAGTGCTCCTCTAGCGTGAATAGGAGTTCCTTTTGAGTAGATGTTGCTCGTAGATTTATACTTATCAACATCAGAAACACCTCTGGGGAATGAGATTTGCTCTGGAGGAAGTTTTCGGAAGTCATAACGACACTGTTCAATATATTTTTGAACCTCATCTTCGGTTCCAGTCATCAGAATCTTAAATGCATCCTTTAGCATCTTTCGACAAGGAGCAGGAGTAGATGACTTCACAGATTCAATACCCATAACCTTTAATTTTGGTTCAGAATATTGAACTCCTTCACTATTCCATACGTTGAGAATGTATCGCTTCTTTGCAGTCCATATACCACGGTCAGCGATATTCTCACGCTTCATTTGCATTTTCTGTTCATACGCATTGACGTAATCCGCAAGGTTTTGATAAGAGGATTCAATGAACGGTTCCAACTTATCCTGACAAATTTTGTCAATGATCGAAACAATTTTGCTCTTGTCGTCAACTTTATCACCAAAAAATTTATCAACAATAGGTCCAAAGTTAAGATATATTGAATCGGTGTCAGATGCGATGACATAATCTACACCTTCTGTTTTTAACAGATTATTTAGATAAGTATTAACTCGAATTTCAATCCAACGAATAGAAACTTGACCAGAAAGTGTAATTGCCTCAGCGTTTTCTAGTTTGTAATAGCGGAAATATTGGTTACCAATAGCACCATAAGCAGAGTTAAGAGAAATCTTTTTTGCCATTTGAATGTTGTTACAACGTGCGATTTCTTTTTCAAGTGATTTGGTAGGATTCTTCTCATACTGCTGCTTGGCTTCAAGCATTCTTTTCTTGAATACAACTCGATCCCCATACATCTTCTCCATCAGTTCAGGAAGAAATCCTTTTATGTCCTTTCGGAACATTGCACCATTTGCACATACTGAGTTGTCTTTATACAACTCAAAGTTAGTCTCTTGGTTGAGAATTTTATTCACAGAAACGCTAGGATGTCGATCTTCCAACAGAGTTTCGGGTGAAATGTTATATTGCATAATCAGGTGAGGATACAGAGAGTTCAAGTCAAAACTCACAACCCAGTCATACACACCAGGTTTGGGTTCCTTCACATAGGCACCAGCATACTTTTCGTCCTTGTCTGAACGAACCTTAGGGGGAATAACAATATCACGCTTCTTAAGATAGTTGTAAATGATATTATCCCACATACGAACCTGATAGAACACGTCTGCAAAGTTGACCTTGGCGTCATATGCCATCGTCAGTGCAAGTTCAATCAGTTTCATCTTGTCTTCCAGACGGTCAACAAGTTCCACATCAACGATGTTATATTCAATAAACTTCTGCCAACCATGAGTGTAGAAGTCTTTAAAAGTATCAAACTCAGAGTGGTCCAGTTTCTTCTGACCCAGTTCTACCTCAGCGATATAGTCCAGACGATAAGACTCCTGTGCCTTGTAGGTGAACTTCTTGTAGAGGTCAAGGTAGTCAAGTTGGGTCAGTCCGCCAATATCAAATACAACGTGCTCACGTCCCTTAATAAACAACTCTCCTTCAGTCACAAGACCCCAGTTGGAGAAACGCTTCATCAACTTCTCTCCAAGCACCCTGTTGAGGCGCTTGCAGATGTATGGAATATCGAAAAACTGAATGTTCCATCCCGTGACAACATCAGGAACGTTTACCATCCAATAATTAATAAAGTGACTCAGAAGATGATGCTCACTAGGGCAGTAATGATAAGTTACATTCTTTTGCTTGTTGATAAAAGGTTTAACGCCCCAAGTAATAATCTCTTTTGACGTATAGTCTTGAATCGTGATAGCAAGGATCTCTTCTTCAGCAGACTTTACATCTGGGAAACCATACTCGGCAGTCGTCTCAATATCAAGAGTTATCAGTTTGATGTGACTAATATCAAACTTGATTTCATCTTCAGGATACTTATCAGAAATATACTGACAGACATACCTATCATTACCGTAGATCTTAAACCCATCTACATCTTTATATGTTTTATAAAACTCCCTGCAGTCACGAATACTTCCAGGTCGAATTGATTCTACATATTCACCTTCAAGAGTTTTATACTTTGTTTTCTTCTTTGACGGAACAAACAAGGTTGGAGAAAACTCTTCTTTAAAGGTAACTTGTTTACCATTATCATAACCACGAACCAGAAATTGATTCCCGATCATTTGCACATTAGTGTAGAAACGCATTACTTAGTCAGGTTTTGATATTTTTCTAGTAGTGTTGGTTTGGGATCACAGATGGTTAAAATTTTGTCAGAATGTATCATATAAACATTTTGACTAGTATGTTCAACTAACCAAGGAGAAAGAGTTTTGTCTTGATTAATAAGAAAAGGTTCTGTCAGTTTACAATCTGGTTCTCCCATTTCAGAACCAATTTCTTCAATCTCCGTCACTAGAATCTGTTTGTTCATCATCACTAAAAGTTTTATCTGCTTTTCCATTGTTTAAAACTCCTTTTTCGTACATAGTTTTTAATTTTTCTACAGGTTCTACCAATGTAATAACCCAATCTGCAGAAACAGGAACATCCTGATCTGCTGACAGTGGAATCCAAGGGAACATACTAATCTCAAAAGATTTGTTTCCTTGTAGGTCAGAAAGGTTTTCTTTATTTTCAAGTTTTACGACACATGGTCTTTTGAAAATATATCCAATTACTTTTTCTCCTTCGTCTTTCTCGATGACCATCTCTTGCATATCAGAGATAATATCTTCGCCAGATTTAAGAACGGCAAGTTTTACAGTCATAATTTTTTCATACTTCCCATTTATTATAGCATAAAAAAGAGGGGTTGTCACTGGATTGTGCCAGTTGCCCCTCTGCGACGACGATATTTGAGGTTCACCCAAAAGTATTTAGAACCAAACCTTCTTTTGATGATGTTCAGGAACAATCCTACCAAGAACAATACTTAGTAACCCATCCTCAAATACAACTGATCTAACTTCCGTTTCTTCTGCCAATGTCCAAGTTCTGGTGAAAGATCGTTGAGCCATTCCTCTGTGGACATAAGTGGTTTCTGATTCGGCATCCTCTTTTTGTCCTTCGACAAAAAGTTTTCCGTCCTGTGTGTAGACATTTACTTCTTTCTTTTTAAATCCTGCAAGCGCAAGTTCTAGTTTCGATTCTAATTCACTGACCGTAACTAGATTAAATGGAGGATAATTCTTCGTTGTTTCGTGGAGATTAAACAACCTATCGAAGTATTCGTCCATTCCAATGCTATTCTTATTTATGCGTTCCATCAGTGCAGGCAGGTCAGCAGCAGTGTACCGTGCAAGGTTTCCCATGATTCTTAGCTCCTTTAAAAGCGAGTTTGTGTTTTGTGGACCCCGAAGGCATCCGATATATTTATAGCACAAAACATAAAAAACGGGGTAGGAACCCCGTAGTTTTTTATTCGGTTATCAGAAAAACTTGGTGGTTGCCAGTTGTCCAAGTGCGGGTTTCATTAGAGGATGTGCTGTGGAAAGGAATGTATTCC